GATAATATTTATCAATTCATCATTTGATTTACCATCAAAAAAATTGTTTTTCTGAGGTTTAACTTCTTCATCAGCAATTGTTTCTTCATCGCTTTGAATTGTTTCCTCAGCTTCTAGCGTTTGATCCGATTCCTCTACAACATCATCAGAAGCCACAGGCTGTTCATCTACCTTTTGGATTCCGTTAGCTTGATTTATAAAATTAGCTAATTCTTCCATCTTCTGTTGATTACTTGCATTTGAATCATTTTGAATGTTTTCATTTTCCATTTTTATATCTATGCTCCATATTTAATATTATTTTTTGTGTTAGTTAGAAAATCATCACTAAAATCTTTCATTAAGTCCTTATATGCCTTAACAACATCACTGTTTTGTAGAATTATTTTTAATTTATTTTCAGCTACATCTATAGGCAACGTATTAGTCATATTCAACTTTTTAGCGATTGTAGCCCTGCTCTCTTTCATTCCATTAGAAAAACCGTGTCTGTCAATTAGCTGCGTAATATACAAACCATCTATTTTTTTACCGTTGAAAATGTAGTAAGCATTACTAATATGATCGATAGTAACATCAAAAAAACGTGCTGTTGAAACTTTACATTTTACCGCATGACTACTTGAGAATTTCGGGTCTTCGTACATAGCCTCATCAAACTTTACGCTAGTTTCTTCTTTTTTCTTTTTCTTTGGACGTTTTTTTTCTTCTTTTATTTCTTCGTTAGAAGATTCCGTCAATATTTCATTTTCATTTTTCATGTTTTCACCTTTATTTTTTCTGTTCAAAAACAGTTTTTATTTTCTTTAATGTTTGCCTTGCTGTTGCTATTTTAATAACCTCAATAAAGTTGTTTTCATTACACATCAGCAAGTGATTATCCATAGTCTCGTGAAGTATCATCAATTCATTGTCAATTATTGCTATGACCTCATCTGAGCTATAAACATCTCTTAAATTGTTACGCAAGTTTCTGTCCTGTTGCTTTTTCTAATGCTACTTCGTTAGCGTCTTTTATCATGTCACTTTCAAGTTTTATTTTTGTTTTTTCTTTTTCCATATCCAATTCTTCTATCATTCTTTCTTTTCTATCAAACTTTTGTGCTTGTAATGCTTGCAACTGTTGTTCTTGCATTTGTTTTTCTGCTTCCATTACTGTTTCTTCGTCTAGGAATATATCTTTTCCGTCATCTTTAATCCCAAAACTAGATAACAGTTTTTCCCCTGCAACTTTCCAATCTAATCGTTTCGCTAATGGAGGTACACTTTGAGCATAATTTAGAAAATTCATATATCCGTTTTGATGTGCTATTTCGTTCGATAATTCTAGATTACCTAATACTTTAATATTGAAGTTAAAATATAATTGTTTCATGTCTAGGTTTTGGTTTATCCCTTTTGAATTTAGTTCTTCTTCTGTATAAATGGTTAATAAGTCATCTACTGTTTTGAAGGTTATATTTCTTTCGTACAACATCTCAATAAAAGGCTTTAAAACTTCGTTAGTTTGAATCATTATTAGCTCATTAAGTGGCATATCATTTTGAGCAATTATTGATAATGTAGCCCCTTTAGTATGAGGTATTTTTGACCTATCGCTAGTACCTTCTTGAACAGGGGATAAACTAAATAATTGGTCTATATCTCTTTGAATAATTGCACTGTCATTTAAATTAACGTTAGCAAGTGAAGGGTTAATGATTGAGGTTATACCATCAGAACCAATCCCTTCAATAATTCCGTTAGGCCTCCATTGATAATCCCAGTTAATATTTTTAGACTTATCTATATAAGTCATTGGGAAAATTGATTGCGTGTTAGCGTCTCTTGATTGTGACCTGCAAGCGTTTAATTCACGCAACAAATCTAGACCTGCTATAACATTGCTCACCCCATAGAAACAGTTAGGAATAGGCTCATACTTACCAGAAATAAATGGCCTAGGGTATCGCTTATGAATGTAAGGGCTTTCTTCTAACTGGATAACAACAAATCCATTAGCTATAGTACATATTACTTCTTTTTCTACGCCATCAATAATATATTTACCATAACATTCATCAATTTGAACTAAACCGCTTTTTGAACTCTCTTTCATTAATTTATCAATTTTGCTTTTTTGTCTTCGTGTAAATCCTAACAATTCTATGTATGTTTGTTGCTCTGCTGAATATCCATCATCATTAGTAATAATTAAATCAAGATTATGATATTTCCCTTCTTCTTCTTCTTTTTCTTCATAGCCTGAAACTTCTCCAGTATCAGGGTCTATAAGCTCATAAGTATTTTTTACTTTTCTCTTTTCTAATTTTTTTAAATCTTCGTATCTAATCGCTGTAGAATGAATATTAGCTAATGAATTTTGCAAGTTGTATTGATTAACATCCGTATAAAACTCAGTTAATAGAATAGGCTCAAAGTAAGTATCGTCTTTAATAACTATTTCATCTTCTGTACTTTCATCATCGGGGAAAAAGTCTACTGTACTGGTTTCGTATACCTGAGGTATTTTTGCTATTGCTGTACCTTGTATAATACAATTTTTAAGAAACAATCGGTAAGAATCCATGAAATTAATGGTATTTAATTGTTTTTCGAAAATGTACTTATTCCATAGATCAATAAATTCTTCTTGCACGTCTGAATCAAGCGTAGGCTCAATTCTTCCTATAGGAATGTTATTAAATAGAATTTTCATTATTCGTGACTGAATACCTTGAACTTTCCATTTCATTATTGGGCTATTTATTCTTGCCCTACCTTCATAGACCTTAGTAAGATTATCATCCAGCATGTAGACAGCATCTAAAGCTTGTCTCCATGCTTCCTCATAAGATTGTCTTTGATCTTCATAAGTTTTCTTCAAACTCATAAAGTGATCTATAGCAAGATATTCATCTTGGTAAGTTTTATAGTTTTCCAAACAAAAACCTATTTATTAAAAATAATGTTAATAGTTATACTTAGATTAATGTTTTATATTAATAATATACTTAAATTATATATAAGAAAAAGAAGAAAATCAAACATATTGAAAAATTTATAATTTTTAATTATAATTATAGGCATAAATTGTTGCCCTGTTGACCCTTTTTCAGGGCAACTTTTTCATATTATATATTGGTTTTTTATACTTAGGCTTTTTGTAATCAGATAAAGAATTGATATTGTAAGAGATAAAACAAGAAAGAAACCCTTTTAGAGATTTTATTTCAGATAAATCAATGTGTTTTTTCTTTCTAAACAGTTTAAATAATTTCATAATTTACCCCTTTATGTTTCTAAAAAAACAAAGTATTCACCATATTTTTTTAAAAAAAGTTTTCTTTTTAGTTTGTATGTATCGGTCAAAGCTCCTTTTGAATCTTCAACAATATAAAATCCGTTTTCTAAATATAAAAAATCAGCTATGTAGTTAATTGGTCTTACTTTATCAGATGTTTGTTTTTTACATTCATGATGATTCTTTAACGTAAATCCTTCTAGTAACTCAAAAGAGAATTGACATTGTAATTCACTTATTATATTAGCTTTTTGCAAAATAGAAAGCTCATTATAACGCCTATATTCTCTTTTTGAATCGAACCCCCCCCTTTTAACATTTTTATATTTGTTTCGCATTAAACCCTAAAATACTATTCTTGTCTTTGTCTTCTCTAAGGTATCTATCTTTTTCTTCTGAGGATGCGTCTTGAATCTTGCCAGTATAATATATATTTCCTGTTTTAGATTCATTTTCCCATAGAGCAAATTTCTTAGTTTCTCCATTAATATTAATATATCCGTTTATTTTTGGTTTATTCATTCTTAGCTCCTTTGCTGTATATTATTATTAGTTTTACAACTGCCTATTTTAAGGTTGTTTGCTTTGACAGAAATTTCAGCTTTTATTTTATTAGCTTTAATATAACCTTCTGCTTTAATTGCTCCTGCGCATATACTATACGCATCAATATTTTTGGACATTAAACAGCCTATTAGGTCTATATGGTTTGCTTTGACATTTCCCCATGAATTTATTGTACATGCAGTAATATTGTATGCGTCAAGATTATAAACATTTATTTTAATTGCCTTAATATCTCCTTTAACATTAAAAGAAAATATAGAAAGATTAACAACATCAATATAAAAATGAATGTTTGAGTTTACGGTTATAATGTAATTTTTAGCTGTGTTTATAAGCATTTCTAAATCTTCTAAATTTTTAATATATTTTGTTTTGTTCATTGTTCATCACCTTCATAAAAGTAGGAATCAGAAAGAGTCTTTTTATATTCATTTCCTATTTTTACGTTATCAGCTCTAAAGCCATAAGTAGCTTCTATATAATCTGATATAACATCTTCTGCTGTAACTTTTGGTGCTATTAAATTATATGAGTAAATACGACCTGCTTGAATTGGCCTATATAATTCTATATTCTTTGCGGTGATTTGGTACGCATCGATTATTTTATATGCTTCAATATTATGAGCTTTAATATCCCAAACTCTAATAGATTTAGCGTATAAATTGCCATTAACACGCAAATGAAACATATTTAAGTCAACATAATCTATATCAAAGTGAATATCTGAATTTATAGTTATAACTTGATATGGATATTGAGTTTTTTTAAGTTCTTCTAAATCGTCTAAATTTTTAATATATATTTTTTCTTTATTTATAGTCATTTTTTTAAATCATTATATAGATTAATTTCTGTTAAATGCTCATCACTTAACATAATTAATTTATCTTTTATTTTTTTTAACTCTTTTCTTTCCTCTTGAATTTCTGAATTATCCGCATGGATTCCTTCGATTAAACTATAAAAAATATTATCCGTATAATAATTACCTAGATAATCATTAATTATAGATAATATTTCTTTAACTTGAGCTATATCTACTTGTTTTTTACCTTCTTCAATATCGCATATTTTCATAGCAAATTCATTTATATTCACTTTAACTCCTTTAATTTTTTTTAATATTTTGTAAAAAAAGCGTCATTTATACTTTTTGTGAAATTATCAGAAAACAAAGTAATTTCAGCCTTCAATTTATTTAAAACATTTACTAATTCTTCTTTATCAAGGTTTCCGGTTGGGTCTGATAATTGAATGTCTCCACGATATCTTCCATTTTCTTTTATTATTCTAGCCCTTTTTAATTCATCGTCTTTAATGTTTAAAATTAACTCGTCTATATTCATTTTCACCTCATCATATGTTTTGTTAAAAATTCTAGGCTTACAAGGGTAAAACTCACCTTCAACGCCTTTAATTATGTAATCTCCTATACTTGCTATATGTTCGCCTTCCAATGTTGGAACTGTAAGCGTGTTATCTTTGTTTGTTTTAAAACCACAAGTAACAAATTCTTTCAACTCATCTATATTATCGGGATCACCTGTATATTGAATAGCTTCAATGACAACAGGCTTTTTTTTGTAGCTTTTAATCATTTAGAAACCCAGTTGTAAATAAAAATAAAAAATTGAGTCACAACAACAAGAAATAAAGTAAATTTTAAAAAGCATTGAATTTGATAAAGAATAATAAGAAAAGTAAAAGCTTTTTCTCTTGATTTTGGACTTGCTGACCTTCGAAAATCATTTATTTTTTTAAATATATTCATTTTTTTAACTCCTTAAATAATTTAACAAGAAAATTTAAAATAACAATCAAAACAAAAACAACTGAAATTACTCCATAGAATACAAAAAAAATAGAAAAGAAAATATTATTAAAAAAAATAGCTGAAATTGCTCCATAGAATACAAAATAAACTGGAAATATATACATATTAAATATAGCTACATTTTTAATGAATTTTTTAATCATTTATTAATTCCTTTAATTCTTCTTTTTATATATTTTTTTTGGTTTGATTTTTTATTGTTAATTATTAAAAATCTAATTTTTTTAAAAATCATAAAAAAAAGAAATGTATAAATTAAAAACTCTAAAATAGTAGTAGGCATTCTTTGAGATGAATACGAATAATACCCTAAAACACTAAGACAAAAAACTAAATCAAAAGTTTCAGTAAAATTATTTTTATTATATTTTTTATTTCTCATCTATTTCTTTTAACTCATTTTTAATAAATTTAATCATGTCATTAATAACATTAGTAACATTTTTAGGGTACGGCCTACTTCTCGTATTATTGACATCTAACTGTTTTTCAAGTCGGCATCTAATAGCCCTCATATGCCATATACTCTCGAAAATTTCTTCTCTTTTATATTTCTTACCTTTAATAGAAATTGTCTCTTTATATGCCCATAATACTTTGTTTAAAAATTCTTCTGTTTTTTGGTGGGCTTTTTGGGTGTTCACGAATCTTAATAAGTAGTTAATACTGTCATCGTCTAATGTATCAGAATTAAGAATCTCATCTAGTTTATGAAGAGAAAAATATCGTTTTTGTTCATAATCATAGATTTTCAATTCATTTCTTTTGAATCTATAATCAAGATCTAAAGAATTTAGTTTTGTTTCAAGCATTTTTGTAATTGATTTATAGTAACTACGCTTGAATACAATAAGCTTATCTTTTACAAAATTGTATCTGATAATTTTATTTTTTTTAGATAGTGTCATTTATTTACCCTTTTTAATATTTAATATTGCATCAACGTCACCGTTATATGCTATAGTATACTAATAAAGTATTAAAAATGCTAGAATCAAATTAAAATGAAAATAAGAGAACATGAAATAATACCTAAGTTTTGGACAGATGATAGGCTTTATTTGTTGAAAAAAAACGCCTTAATACCTCCTATACATCTAGCTAACTTATTCAAAGTACCATTTAACGAATTTAAAAAATTATTGAAGGAATCAAACGAGGCTTATTTTATTGTTGCAAATGCTAGAGCTAGTTTATTGACCCAAACAATCAACAATCTTATTAAAAATAGTGAAAGTGGCTGTTTTCCTTCTGCTCGTTTCTTATTAAGCCTATATCAAGGGGATAGTACAGAATCATTAGAAGAACAACTTGGTACAAGCACCCTTGACGCTGAACAATTAAAGCATGAAATAAAACAACTGATACAAAGTAACCCTGAAATGTTAATGGATAATGAGTGATTTAGTCGAATTAAAAAATCTATTAAAACAATATCAAAAACAGAAAAAAGAGTTTGGTTTACCTTTTATGAATTTTGATGTGTACCAAAAACAGAAAGAGTTTAGAGAAAAAGTTTTAAAAAGAGTAAGAACAGGTAAAGGAAAAAAGATATTTGTTTGTTTTGGTGGAAATAGATCAGGAAAAACAGAACTAGGGGCTTCTATTGTTGCTGAATTAATGGATGAAGCAAGAAAATATAAAATATTATGTGCTACAGTCAATTATTCTATGAGTGTATCAGTCCAACAAATGAAAATAAATAATTTAATAAATAAAAAAAAATTAACTAAAAGATCAGGGGTATACGATAGTGTAAGGGGTTACCCCCATGAAACCCTAGAAACTAACGAGGGGAATATATGTTATTTTAGGTCTTATGCTCAAGGGAGGGAAAGTTTTCAAGGGTTAGATATTGATTTTGGGTGGTTAGATGAAGAATGTACTTACACCCTATTTACTGAAGTTTTATCTCGGACGGCAGATAGAAACGGTGTGTTATTGCTTACATTTACGTCGTTAATGGGATTTACTCAGTTAGTCAATTTTTTGTATGAATCGGATAATCCGTTAATAGAAACAACTACATTATCTATACTTGATAACCCTTTCATATCTGAACAAGCTAAAAAAGATATAATTTCAACGTGGGATAGTGACGAGCTAACCATGCGTAGAGATGGAAAACCACATATTAAAAGTGGATTAGTATATAAAGAATATGATAGCAATATACATTTAATTGATAGTTTTGATTATATTAAATGGGTAAAAAGAGAACCACAGCGTTTTGAGTTGCATGAGGGGATAGACCCACATACTAGAACGCCTCACCATTGGCTACGATTTTTGTATGATAAAAAAAATGATATTTTATATATAGTTGACGAGTTAAAAGCCCCTTATGAAAGTATGTTAATTGAAGATTATGCACGATTGATAAAGGCAAAAAGACAAGGTTATTATCCTTTGTACACTCAAATAGATACATCATCACAAACACCTGACGTAATACATAAAGTACATAGTAATACAGGTGAATATATGGAAGATATACATACAATAAGAACACAATTTGAAAAAAATGGCATATCTACTATCTTATGTAGCAAAGACAACAACATTGGAATAAATGCTGTTAAATCTAGATTAAAAGTAGTAAAAACTAAAGATGGTCAAATAAAAAGAAATCCTAAACTATATATATTTAACACATTATCAGGGATTAGATACGAACTTAAACGTTATTCATGGGATAGTTACGCAAGTGATATGATCGCAGAAAAAAAAGAAAAAATTAATAGAGTATTAAAAAAAGATGACCATTTTCTAGATATTTTGAAATATGAAGCAATTAAATTAAGTAATGACTTTAATATAAGTGATAAACCTATAGTAAATGAACTTAAAATGATAATTCCTAATATGTACTAAATTATGTTTTGTTAATCTTGTCATTTAATTCATTCATAATTATGCACCTTTTATAGCGTCTATATTTTCTCTTGTTAATGTAATTTTTGAATATTCAAGATTAGCACCGTCAAGATTAGCACCGTCAAGATTAGCACGTCTAAGATTAGCACGTCTAAGATTAGCACCACAAAGATTAGCACCTTCAAGATTAGCATCTTGTAGATTAGCCCCTGTAATATCAGATTCTTTAAGATAAGCCATTCCAAGATAAGCATCTTGTAGATTAGCCCCTTTAAGATTAGACCCTTGAAGATTA